TGCCAAACCAACTAAGGAGGTGATTCAGCATGAGAGTCCCTACAGCTTATGGCCCTGTCGGAGGCGGCAGTGGTCAAACCCAGAAAGATGGTTCTAGGCTTCCTGCCTGGGCCATGCCTCTGTGGTTGAAGGCAGACGAATCTAATTGGAACGACCCTGAAAAGTACTTTTGGTGTACTAAGGGCCGTCCTGATAATGATTGTCTGCACTCTAGGCGTGTTGGTGTCGTGACCGGTAAGTGGGTACCCCCCATTCTTGAGACGAATGGGAGGAAAATCTTGTGGGAGGCTGAAGGTTATTTCGGGAAGACTTCCCCATATAACGACAGTCCTAACATGATTGCCACTTCGGAAAGCGACATGACGTTGAGTGCTCACGCACAATACGTCACCCTGTCGAACCCCCATATCTCGCTTCAGGGTAGCTTTAATTATGCTATCGGGAATACGAAAGATGGTCGTCAGATCCGCTATATTAGCGGTTCTTTCGAATGTACGTTGTATTATTCGGGAACGGATAAGACACCGTCTAGGGTTCGTACTACTTGCACCGACTGGTCGGGCAAGTACTCTTGGCCAGGTAAGTCTCTTGTCGAGTCTACCTGTCTTGCCTTTTTCTCGGGATTACCAATGTATGTCCTGGAGAAAGGCAGGAAAGTGCTAAATCCACTTATGATTTCAGCACTTCAAAACTTCGTACCAAACCTTCATAGTATGGCACGGGGTTTTGCGGCGGATGCCAAAGCCGCCTACGATAGTTCGTGGAGAACTAGTGTGACGACACGAGTTGACGCGAACTATCCTTCTAAGGCGCCAGGTTACCACTTCCTGATGCATGAACCTGCTCGGGTAGGAAGTAACTCAACGCCTTCGGCCGGTTCTGCAGACTTCTCCAATTATTGGTGGAATGTCATGGTGCAGCAGGCCTATTTAGATTGTCTACAATCCATGCCCAGGCTTAATGAGAACTCTATCTCTAATCTTTTAGAGCTAGTCGGGTTCGTAAAAGCTCTGGTTGTAGACCATCGAATCGAGATACCGAAGTCCCTCCAATCCGCCTGGTTGGCTTACCGCTACCAGTATCAGACAACAAAACTTGATGCTGAGGAAGCTATTAAGTTTGTTCACCGGTATACGGAATTGGGAGGCCTGTCTCGCAGTATCTCGTGTCATGGCAGCTCCAAGATTCAATTCAAGGATGTTGACATGACTTGCCGTTGTCGGGCTACCGTTCTTCCAAAGGAACTAGACACCTTTGCGAACGTTTGGCGTGCGTTGTATACGTACGGCCTCCAGCCCAACTTCTACGTCGTATGGGATATGATCCCATACTCCTTTGTCGTAGACTGGTTTATTCCAGTCGGCAATTTGGCCGCGGTCGCCGATGCGCGGTCTCAGTATTCGTCCACTAATTATAACATCAGTCGGATAGTATTTTCTGTCTCTTATGATGTTAAGGACGATGACGGGAATATTTTCCGTCAGTACACCCGTTGGGCGCAAGGGACGCCCCCGGAACTCAATGGTCTCTACTTCTTAGAGACCGCAGGACCCAGTGACCGTGTCCTTGGTTATCGTATCTTGGACGCGTTGTCGCTGACGATACGATAAGGAGGATTACAATGTCTAAGGTCTCTGCATTCGGCTTCACTAATAATAGTGACGCCGCGGTGGCTATTACACCGAAAGCTCTCGGTCTTACGACGAACTATTCCGTCGTAGCCGACACGGCGACTGAGGCGCGCCTTAATAATAAGACCGCCCCGATTGACGTGGAAGAGATGATCTGGTTTAAAAGCCGGAACATCCCGAAGGTAGACTCGGATCTGAACATTCAGTACCCCAGCCCTGTGAAGGGTGGGATCCAGTACTGGATTACTGCCGAGGATACCCTGTCCACTACGGATACGGATGATGCAACGTTCCGGGTTGACGAACCCATCGTTGCTCAGCTGAATATCCGCCATCCGAAGTCCGGTAACATTACTGCCGACCTTGTCGGTCAGGTTGTTACGAGGCTTCTGTCTGCCTGCCGTCGTGCTGACGGCTCTTGGCGTTTCGACGACTTGATGAGGTCTGCCGAGCGCCCTGTCACCGACTAATTTATAGGAGGGTAACAAAGTGGCAAACGATACTCTTAGAGGCTATGTTGGCCTCGCAACTGAAGGCGACGTTCGCGCTATGATAGCGATCGACGCACAGTCTGTGAGCACTAATAAAGATGGCTTTATTAGCGCTAACTTGCTCGGGTACTATGTACTCGTTAACACATGGCTCCTTCTCTTTAAGGAGTTCACGTCTAATGCTTGGATGGACGTATTGTTCCATCTCAAGAAGTACGGTGTTATGGCGACGATACGTCTCTTCGACGAAGCCGCCAGCAAGCTTGTCAGAGAGGGTCAGCTTGGGATCCTCGAAGCTGCCAACTCACTTCCTCTTGCGATTATGCATGAGGTTGCCTGTGCTCTCGAGCATAGGAATGTGCCGCATTTTGTCGGCAAGAATGTTGGCAGTGATCTGATGGCAACAACCTTGCAGCTATTCCGCTATCCGAAACGGTTTTCTCCTACCAAAACGGATATCCTTGAAGCTTCCTGTATTCAGGCCTTCAAGCAGAACCAGAATAGGTTAAAGTTGTTGCAGAGACGGTCGCATCCTCATTGGCTCGTGACTGAGGTTAAGGAGGAAGTATCTTCTCTCCTTCCTTGGGATAGGATTATTCCTATCGTATCCGAAACGAAGATCGGAGAAATCGAGTTTACGACCGGTGTCGGGCTTGATGCAAGGGGAAACCTTGGGTCAAAGCTCGTTGCGATGAATCGACTCCTCCCGGAGTACTTTATTCCCGAGAGAGCATTCAGGCTCAATGCTTTCACCGACGTTTTCGTCGAGGAAGGATACGATCCTGGATTCGGACCTAAGCATGTTGCTGAAATCCGAGCGGTCCCGAAATCTTACAAGGCCGCGCGAATCATCGCAATGGAAGAAACATACCGCCAGGCGTTAGCCAAAAGGGTATTTTCGATAATTTCCGAGTATCTTCCCTCTAATCTGGACATTCATGACCAGACTAGAAATCAGAGGTATGCTCGGATTGGCTCGATCGATGGGCGGTTCGCCACTCTCGATCTAACCAGTGCATCAGACGACATACAGGTTAATCTCATTTATGAGGTTTTCCCGTATGAGTTAGTTCGGTTAATGAACTGCGTTCGTCCTACACATTACCGGATCTCTGATACAGAGGCATTACTCCACTCGTATATGACGATGGGTAATGCACTCACCTTTGTCTTAGAGACTATCCTCTTTGCAGGGATAGCCCGTGCCGCTTGTCGCTATGCTGGAGAGGATCCAGAGAGCGTATCTGTCTATGGTGATGATATCATCATCCCGACTAAGGCAGCAGAAACGGCGAGAGACTTTCTTAGCATGCTTGGATTTCGGTTAAACGAAGCCAAGTCATACTGGACAGTCAAGACTGAGGATGAACCTGAAAAGGTTCTGTATCGAGAAAGCTGCGGAGAGGAGTATATAGATGGGCGTTGTGTTTCGTCTATCTATTTTCCCCGATTCGCAGTGGAAGGTAGTTTAGGGAAGACCCCAACGGTAAGTAAGCGTACACGCCACGACGCTTATACTGGGGAACTCACCGATACTACCGTCCGACTGGTTCAGCTTCAGCATAGGTTGTATTCGGTCTGCTACGATGCAGCCGTCTTCCTTGCAGAGCTGATCCAAGAGATGCACCCGAAAATGACCCGTTCTTTGGGTTATGAAGGGTCTGTCGTCTCTGACATCTGGGCGCGAGTAGCAAGGCCGAAGAGAGTCTCTTCGCCGTACTACGAGGCAGTACGAACAGTCCGGGAAGACCCTCGTCATCCTGTGACGAAGTTGACCAAGACGTACGTAACCTTCAAGCGAACCCAGGGTCATGAGGAAGAGGGGTATTCTACCCCGATTCCTCGGTATCCGAAGCTCGAACAGAAAGCAGATTACGTATACCTGTATGACCTATACAGGTATAACCGTTTTCTGCGGGAGGGTCCTCGGTACTCCGAGCCTCTCCTTAAACTGTTGGGCATCTCGGATCCCGACGCCTCATATGATGAGGTTTTCGGGAAACCGGAAATTGGCTGGATCCTCTCAATCTTCGTGAGGTGATAGCCAAGCCGGCCCTCGGCTTATAGAGGG